CTTCGAATGACCCCTCATGTTGGTCCAATTTACCATCCTCGATCTCTCGCAAGATTTGAATCATCCGAAATAGAAGTTTTAGGTCGATTTCTCCTGTTTTCAATTTGTTGAATAAATCAGTATAGAACTTAAAGAGAAATCCGCATCGAGACACACAAATCGCGTCAAATTGTTTGGGGTTAGATTTGGCTAAACGCCCGTATTCATGCTTTAGTTTTATCATGGTTGTTACATCGGTGTAAATCTGCGAACTATGCTTGACGCGGCGGATAACCTCAGTATGATCTTCGGTTCCATTTGCGTCGATGAGTTTTTGAAGGTGAATACGCTGTTCGTCGTCCATGGCGGTTCGGTGCGGTTCGGTGCGGTCCGTGTATATACTACGCAAATAGTATTTAGACTTCTTTCAAACGCGATGCGACCGATTTTACCGCCATTTTTATTCGCGTCTATATATATCAAGACTAGATAGATATAAGATGGTCATGTCACTTAAAGTTCAAGAAACACCACAACCCCCGAGTTATTCTGCGGCAAGTATACAAGTTCCGGCGAATATTGCGACACCTCAAGCCACGATGGAAAATGTGAAGGCGCAACAAAGTGAGCTCAACGCGGTAAATACACTATCGGGTGGACGTCGTAAGCGACGTATGACAAAACGCGGCGTCAGTAAGGGAAAGAAAAGCCGTGAATATAAACACCGGTCTTTTATTCGAACGTATAAGGGGCGTCAGTATCAAGAGCAGCAACAGCAGAAAGGAGGCTCCGGCGAGAGAATTCCGATTCCACAGGTGGGGTCAACATGCACCGGCGGGGCTCAGTGTGCCGGCGCACAAAACGCAACATTTACAGCCTTACATAATCAAGCACAATCCAATAGCATTAATGATGCTTATGTTACGCAAAGTGGCGGAAGGAGAAGCAGTAAACGAAATACACGCGATCGCCATCGTCGCAGCCAGCGCAATTCTTTGATTGATACGTTCGCATATAATATGAAGAAAGTGATGCGCAAGGTATTTTCGTAACAATAACGACGACAGCGGCGGCAAGCCGAATACATATATTATATGCGTGTAATATAACTGAAGACGTGACATACATCGTCGGTTATTTCGGAGTTCGAGTTAAATGAAATCCACAGATATCATTTTTTCAATCATAATTATCGGCGTTTTTTTAGGTCTCTACCTTTCTAATATTTTAGCGATCGGTATGAAAAAGGTGAAGGATAATTGGCCGCTTTATCGGTGTAGTCCGGCGGTGATGCCGTTTGCCAAATTATTCGGCCATGATGTTGCAGATAACTTCATGCAGTGTATTCAGACCACCCAAAGCAGCTATATGGAATACCTTATGATGCCTTTGAATCACGTGATTTCGTTGGTCGGAAGCGTCGCCACCAAAATCGTGAAAGACACGGAAAATATTCGCGGTTTCATCGGAAAGTTGCGCGACAAGATCCTTTTTATTGTGAAAAACATATTTGGCATATTCTCGAATATTCTAATCGGGTTTCAACGTATTATTATTGCGATGAGAGATTTAGTAAATAAGTTGGCGGGTATTTTTGCTACGTTGATGTTTGTGATGTCGAGTGCTTTAATGGTGATGAAGAGTTTATGGGGTGGTATTTTTGGACAGATGGTGCGTTCTCTCGGACGATAGTACATTTATAATGTTGTAACATAATATAACAAACAATAAAATGGCTTACGAACGAGGATCTATGATGTTAGCTCACGCCGCCATAATTGGCGCGGTTATTTATATGGTGATGCGTTTTGTATTAAATCAATCGGCTCTAGTCGCAGAAGATCGCTCGATTGTGATCGCGGCATTTGTTCTTATTTATATGGTGATGTTTGGTCACGGAATGCCGAATCAGTTGAACCGCAATCTCTCGTTTTTGTCATAAGTCCGTAATATACGAACAAAGTCCGTAATATACAAATATATCTAAAATATATCTGTATATACGATAAAGTGATGGCAGAAGCTGTCGTAACTGTCATATTCAATAAATTAAATTCATATTTAATCGATTTAGGAATTGTATCACAAGTCGTAAGTGATAAGGTATTAAGTAAAGTTAAAACCACAGCGCGTGATTCAATCTTATCGTCATTACAAGATTATGCGAAACAAGGAAGTTCTGAGTTAGACGAAAAGCTTGAAAGATTAAAGAAACAGCCAATCATCGACCGTCTCAATTATTTATACGGGGATAACACATTTTCGGGACGTTATGGTATTGATATCATTAAAGTATGTGTAGTCATTTTTATTTTCATGTCAGCTGTGACATATTTTCAAATACAAAACAAACTAATGGACGTAAAACGTGACTGGCCGGAATATCGTTGCCGACCAGATGTTATGCCATTTGCTGGATGGATTAACGCACCAGAAGGAGTAAGCCCGATGGATTATACGAAACAGAATTTTATGGAGTGTAGTGCGAATACGACAAAAGGTGTATTTGATCGTCCGATGAGTATGGTCTACGTGATATTCAACGTCGTCATGGGAGTATTCAAAAACATTCTACAGGTGATCGAGAAATTTCGTTTGTTGTTCAACCGCATGAGAGACACACTCAAAAATATATTCCTAGCCGTGCTTAACCGGATTCAAAATGTGCTTATTCCGCTTCAAAATATGCTGATTAAGATGGTCGATTTCTTTGAGAAAATTAAAGGTATTCTCGCAACATTTTTATTAACATTCGTCGGGGCCTTATGGTCATTTTATTCACTAATTGGCTCGATTTATGAACTCGTGGTCATTATATTAATCATTATGGTAATTGTTATTATCGTGCTTTGGTATATTCCATTTGTAGGTTGGGTTCTTGCGATTGCCGCCATCGCGGTTTTTTTGACGATTGCGATTCCACTTATTTTGTTAGGTATTGTTTCGCGACAAATCACACGTCAAAGAACTAGTCGTTTGCCTTCTCCTGATGATTGAATAGTTTAGGAAGAATATAATCTATTTATTTATTATAATATAAAAAAATCATATTCATAAATGAACTACAAATTGGTATTACTCGTGATTGTCGCTCTTTTTATTGGGGCAAATTTGATGTGTAGTTGTTGTCGGTATCCGGTGTTTGACTACCTAATGGGACGTGGCGGTTCTATTCTGGAAGGTGCCGCGAACCGTGACGCGGGAATTCCCGGGTCTGACACATCGGTTAATGCGGCATCAAACGACGCACAAGATGTGATTAAGAAAAAGCAACCTGTTCCAAATATTGTTGAAGCTACTGCCGCCACTGTCGAACAAGCGAAACAGGGCGGAATGACCGGAGTCAAAGAAGGATTTCTCCCAGACTTATTCAAAACCGGTATGGGTGTTGCGTCGCGAATTACCGAAGGTATGGGACCTTTACCCCGTGAAGAAACGATCCCAGTAAAGAAAGATGGTCGCGAAGGACTCGCTCTTATGGGGTCTGATATAAATGAAGTTCAAAACGGTGATGTCTCTAATATGTGGGTTACAAAAGCGAATACCTATGCGTCTGAGTTCGGATATGGAATTATCAATAACACCGGAAGCGCATATACTGCCGACGAACCTCTTAAGAACGGTGAGATGGTGATATTTGCGAAGAATAAATTCAAACCAGAATGCTGTCCTTCGCCATACTCATCTAGCACAGGTTGTGTATGTATGACACCCGAACAAATTACTTATTTGAATACTCGCGGAGGCAACCGAACGTCGGATTCTGGCGTGTAAAATTTTATGTTTATTTTTAATTTTTATGAATAACTTTCAGATTGTACATTTTTAGAACAATCTGAAAAAAATTGAAATGCTTTTTCATATATTGATCTAGAAGCATTCAAGCAACAGACAAGAACGAACGAAATGAACACTACTGGAAACATCTACTTCATCAACACGGTCACGGGACCCAAGGACCTCAAGCAATTCATCAACCAACAACGGAGATTCATTCAACAAACTCGTCAGGAACTTCTCACGGACATTCAAGAACCCCGCGCCACGGTGGACACACTCCCAAACTTTCTGAACAACACCGATTGGAGGTTCCGCGCGGAGTTGTGCCAGAACGACCACAAGAGCTTCGTCTACAAACGCACCGGACTACCACAATTCAGCACATGGCTTCAGACAGAAGCCGCTCACAACGAGGCACTCGACCAACTCGAACACCTTCGCAAGATGCTCGTCACGAACAAACAACAAAAAAGGACTGCGATTCGCAAATTTCAAGACATCATCAAGCTCGTAAAACAGCAAGAAACACAAGAACCGCGACTTTCGTCACCCACATTCGATTTCGTGACAACGATGAGCACGGACGACCACGACGACGACGACCACTACGACGACCGCTACGACGTCGTCCTCGAAGCAGAAGACAGCGTCATCGTGAAAGCACTCAAAGCACAAATCGAAACCACGAAACAAAATCACCGCACAATCTCACGCAATCTGCTTGAACAGGTCAATTCCATCATGAGAGCACTCAGGCGGAACAACGTCGAACTCAAAAAAAACGCGGAACACACCGTCGGCGAAATCATTCATCACGCAGAAAAATGCCGCGCGTTCATCACAAAGTGCTTCGATTACTCGGTGCTGCTCTATTGCGCTTCTGCGTGGTGGCATCAAACCCAAAAGGATGCGATGGACGACGGCTACTACCACCTCGAAGTCGAAGCCGTTGACCCAGAAGAAACAAAATTCAACCCCAACGCCCCCGCTCCGACAGAACACCACCTCCGCATTTGCGTCTTCAGGGGAAACAGCATCGATCCGAACGATCTCATTCACGTCTACGACTTCGACCAAGACCTCGCTCAGGCAATCTACACACAGGAAACGATCTGCGAGGCCGACCGGATACTTCGCCGCTTCAGAACACCTGGCACCGTCGTAGCGACCTGCGATGCGTAAAGGACCACCGGACCCGCCCCGCCCCCCCCCGCCCGACAACACAAAAGGATAGGAAATAAAAAGGTAAGCTCAGGTAAGTATTTTTTTTACAGAAGCAATTATTTCGTCGTAAATCTCTCCAATTGGACGAATGAGAACTGGTTCTTTTACGATATCTAAAAATTGTTGGTCGGTCATATGTTTCATCGTTGTTATCATACGTTCCATATCGTCTTTTGTCGGATTTGGACACAGATGGAAAAAACGACGAGGGTTAAAAAATTCAGTAACATGTGAAGAACCCCAATAAATTGGAATAACTCCAGCACGTATTCCGTTCACTAACTTCTCTGTAACATAATACGGCTTGTCTGCGTTTTCCATCGTAATTGCGAATTTACCTCTTCTGTAAAAATCTATCATATCGTTCGAGTTATAACTCCCTGGAACAACAAACCCGATATTATTATCGAATTTGCCTCCAGAATATACTGGCATTTTATTTTTTATAGTATCATAGAAATCTAAACGCGTCTTACCATGATTCCCATTTGATAGAATAATTGAAGCATGATTCGGCGGGATATCCTCATGTATGGGTTGGGGTCTCTCGGTGTTTTCAATCTCTTTCATAATCGCTGAATTTGTAACAAGAAAAATAACGAAGAATGGACATTTCACGAAATTTGCGTGGGTGTCTTCAAAACCTAATACACAGTCATATTTATCGATATTTTGCGTAGTCGCGTAGTCTGACTCACCTGTATATAATATTGTTGCGCGCCATTTTTTGTAATTCAGATAGGAGTAATTCCCGAAAATCGATTCCACCAATACCGTAGCATCATCCGGTGTTGAAGATACATGAATTGGTGCGTTGTATGTTCGCTCTAACAATTTAACAAAAAATGTACAGTCCATGATATCTGTTTTTTCTTTGAATCCCGGCCAGAACTTATTAAAGAATACACGAATAGGTGTTACGGTTGACATGACTTAGGTATGTAATGATTTATGTTTAGTTATATAAAAAAAATATCTTTAACTGTATTTTTATACTACTTACGAGACGACCACTTTTTATAAATACAAATTCAAATTCACGCGCTTGTCGTCGTTGGCTTGCTTCACTAGCTTATCCACAACCTCGTTTGTAACTGAGAACGGGAACGTCACCTTCAACGACATATCCTTTTCAAAGAGTGGCGTGTCCGGCTTGATGAGACGATACAAGTTCAACTTGCGATGGGTAACTTCCAAGCATCGTTTTAAATTACGAACACCTTGTTCTCCTTCGGTATAATTTTCGACGATATGCTCAACGATCGAGTCTGGAATCACGATTTCGCCTTCACGAAATCCAACCTGTGCGCAAATCTTGGGGATCAAATATTTCTGCGCGATCTGCGTCTTGTCCTTCTTGTTGTAGCCAGTTGTGTTAATTCTATACATTCTGTCCAGTAGAATTGGATTGACCTTGCTCTCATCGTTGTAGCTGAAGATGAAGAGACACTTACTTAGGTCAAAGTCGATCTCAGCGAAGTAACGGTCATGGAACTGCGAGTTTTGACTCGTGTCGGTAAGATGCGTCAGGATACCGACGATTTCTTCACCTTTGGCGGTCTCGCTGATTTTGTCAAGTTCATCGAAGTAGATAACTGGATTCATGGAACCGCACTGAATGATGATTTCGACGATCTTACCCCACGTGCTGCCTTCATACGTATAAGAGTGACCTTCCAAGAAGCTGCTATCTGTCGCACCACCAAGCGGGATGAATGCGAAGTCGCGGCCGAGGATCTTGCTGATACCTTCCTTCACGAGGGAGGTCTTGCCGGTTCCCATCGGGCCTTGGATCGCGATTGCAGTACCCATCGCCGACGGATTGGAAATCCACTGACCGACCATCTGCATGATCTGAAGCTTCGCATCGTTGAGACCATAGACTGCGTCGTCGAGTGTTGTTTTTGACGCCTCCATAAACTCGCTACAACGCTGAAGTCCGTCTTCGATCGTGAGAGGCAGGTTCTTGGTGCGGCCAAACGGAATCTTCATGAAGGTTTCCACCCAGTTCTTCACCTTGTAATACTCACCGCAACCCGGCTCCATGTGACGCAGCGAATTGATCTTTCTCATGGCGATGGCCTTGAAAGCGATTGGAATATCGGTTTCCAGAAGGGAAAGTCGGTATGGTTTCTGGATGATACTTACCGCGTGGATCTGTTTCAAGTCGGTGATGACTTTTTGCTGCTGTTCGGGTGTCATGTGCCGGCGGAAATAGCGAAGATCATTCGTGGAATTCTTCTTTCTGAGAAGTGTTTTGAATTCCTTGACATTCAGCTTGTCGCGCTTCTTTTCATCGTTTCGAAGATGGCGTTCGATATCCTTTTGCTTTTGTTTCATCTCTTCAAGCTGCTTCTTCATGAACTTGTTGTTGGCGAGAGACGTATTGCCAGACATCGTGGTTGTAAGTGAATGAATCGTTTCTTTGATGTCGGCGAGTTTCTTTTGGTTCTTTTCACATCTTTGTTCCATCTCCTTCTGATGTTTCTTATGACGGGCGATTTCAGCTTCGCTGCTATTGTCGCTGTCGTCGTCGCTGTCGCTGTCGTCGTCATCGCTGAAGTAGTCATCATCATCTTCGTCGTCGCTGTCTTCTTCTTCTTCTTCTTCGTCGTCGTAATCGCTATCGCTATCGTCGTCGTCGTCGCTATTTTCTTGACTATCGGTGTCGTCTTGATCGCTGCTGCCGCTCTCTTCTTCTTTGCTGCTCTCGCTTTGGGTCTCGCTCTCTTCTTCATCCTCGTAAATTTCTTCTTCGTCTTCTTCGTCTTCATTACGGCGGTGGCGGTGGTGGTGCTTGGATTTGCCGCTGCTACTGCTCTTTTTGTCTTTTTTGCCAACAATCGCGGCAGCAATCACAGACGAGGCAAGAGCTTCCGCGATTTTTCCAACCACCATATTCGCAGCAGCGGCTTTGGTTTTTTTTGTAGTATGTTTTCCGGTTTTCAGAGCAACGCGTCGTCCACGTTGTTGCTGGATTGAAACCGACGACGACGACGACGACGACTCTCCTCCTTCAGATTCAGACCCTGACCCGGTTGTTGAACCAGTATTGTTGTCGTCGTCAGATTCAGGGAATCCTTTTTTGTCATCATCATCGCGGTGTTTCTTGTAGGTAGGCTTGGCAACGCCGCCTCCAATAATACGGAAGAGATTATTCCTATTCTTCTTGATGGTAAATGGTGACATTCGTTCGTGTGATTTATGATCGATTGAGATTCATGACACATCCAAAAAACGATTTCAATTTTTTTGGACGTGTCATCCTGAAATTTATCATTCAAAAAATCGATATTCAACAAAATTGAAAACAATCTAAATATTATAGTAGGTATATAAGAAGACCAAACACCAACGGTTTCAAAAAATGGCATCATCAACTACAAATATTCCTGTTTCGAAAATCATCGGCATTCAATTTAGTATTATGTCGCCGGAGGAAATATTGAAAGGTTCTGTTGCCGAGATTACCAATCGTGAAACGTATGTGAATAATAAGCCAGTTATTGGTGGTTTATTTGATCCGAGGATGGGACCGATCGACCCTGGTGTGATTTGTCCTACTGATGGATTGGATTATATGAAATGTCCTGGTTATTTTGGACATATTAAACTCGCGCGTCCGGTGTTTTATTATCAATATCTAGGAACGATTGTCAAGATTTTACGCTGCGTATGTATCAAATGCAGTGCTCTTCGAATGAGCAAAAGCGCCAACAAGCAGTTCCTTTCGTTGCCAGCAGATGAAAGGTGGTCTCAAGTATTCCGTATTGCGAGCAAGATCAAGAGGTGTGGAGAAGATACAGAGACCGGATGCGGTTGCCTTCAACCCACCCGTATTACGATGAAAGCCGGTTTGGGTAAAATATATGCGGAATGGGACAACGTCAAGGGAATTTTAGAAGAGACGACGCAAACGAGCATAGCGGGGAGCGCAACAGAAGCGGACAAGGATGGTTCGCTTTCCATGAAACTGACACCCGAGATCGTGATTAAAATCTTTCGTAGAATCAGCGATGAGGACATCGAATTTATGGGATTTAGTCCTGTGTTTTCGCGACCAGACTGGATGGTGTGTCAGGTCCTCGCGATTCCACCACCGGCGGTTCGTCCGTCTGTGAAGATGGATGGCTCGCAGAGGAGTGAGGACGACATTACGCACATCATCGTGAATATTATCAAGGCGAATACGACACTCCAAGACAAAATCAACGAGAATGCTCCGGCGAACGTGATCGATGGTTGGCATATGATGCTCCAGTATTATGTCGCCACACAAGTGAATAATAATATACCGGGTTGTGCTCCGGTTGCGCAGCGGTCAGGTCGCCCCCTGAAGTCGATTCAAGAACGGTTAAATGGGAAGACTGGTCGTGTTCGTGGAAATTTGATGGGAAAACGTGTGGATTTTTCGGCGCGTTCTGTCATTACACCTGATCCGAACTTGTCGATTCGCGAACTTGGTGTCCCGTTGAAGATCGCAAAGAATATCACGAAACCGGTTGTCGTAAATGACCGGAATAAAAAGTTCCTGCTTCGGTTGGTTCGCGCGGGTCCGGATGAGTATCCTGGCGCGAAGATTTTGGAGCGGAAGACTGGCGAATCCATTTCGCTTCGTTATGCAGACCGCGCAAACATTATGCTGAACAACGGCGACATCGTTCATCGACACATGATGGATGGTGATGCGATCTTGTTCAATCGTCAGCCTACACTTCATAGGATGAGCATGATGTGTCATATTGCGCGGGTGATGTATCAAGGTGATACGTTTCGTATGAATGTGGGTTGTACGAAACCTTATAATGCGGATTTCGATAAACATCTCTGTCGGAAACAGGAGGCGTGAAAAGCGTGTTACCTCCTAGTCAAAAGTTGTTAAAGTTAGTTATATATATTATATTAATAATGACCTGCTACCATCCAAACATACATTTGTCAAATGAAATTTTATGTGATTCATCAAAAAGATATTGTGAGATTTACAAGATACAAAACAAAACCACAGATAAGGTTTATGTAGGTCAAGCAGTATCTCACATATTGAACCATAACAAATATCGACCATACGGTCATATTGGGCGGTTTAAAACTCATATATCGGAAGCATTTTCAACCAAAAAACATCAATCACATTATTTGAATAATGCTATTCGTAAATACGGTAAGAACGATTTTACGATAGTTATTTTAGAATATTGTGATGTTGAAAATGCCAACGAAAGAGAAAAATATCACATAATTTCAAACAAAAGTATATTTCCGTATGGTTATAACCTAAAAATTGGAGGACAATCAGATTTTACACATTCAGATGAAAGTAGAAAAAGAGTGTCCGATGGGTTAATTAATCATTACAGAGATACAAAATATATTCGTTTCAAGGATATTCAGTTGTCTTCATTCAAAGATAATGTTGATGATATGATAAAGCCTTTGAACCGGTATAACATTCAGTATGGTTGGTATGTCTATATTAATAAAATAAAAACTGATTTTGGCGGAGTTCATATAACTTTAGAAGAAAGTAAGAATATGGCCGTTGAATTCATATATAGCTTGAAAAAACAACTTTTGGCGAAACACCTTGTTGCTGGAAACCCCTTAGAGCCTTTACTACCACTCTCGGACGGAAACGTCTGCGAGGAACTCGTTTAATTGACGAACCCAACGGTAATAATGTAAAGGATTGGGCAATCAGCAGTGTTACTTCCTACGGTCGAATGGCAGACTATGGAGGGCACTCAGAGACTGAACCGGTGTTGGTGTGCGATGATGAACTAGCCATTCTGAGCGCGTCTATGATACAGTCCAGCCTCTTGGGAAACCTTGAGGATATTCATCGGGAGATGAAATGAACCTTCACATGCCACAGGACGATGAGTCCGAGATCGAGTTGCGCCACTTGGCCGCAGTTCCCTACCAACTCATCAGTCCGGCAAACAATAACTCGATTATCGGTGTCTTCCAAGACTCGTTGATTGGGTCCTACTTATTCACGCGGGAAAATATCAAATTTACGCCGAGAGAGGCGATGAACTTGCTCGCGGCATACCCTCGCGTGAATGAAACCGTGTTCAAGAGCGGCGAAGATATCAGCAACTTCGATGTATTGTCGCAGATTTTGCCGCCACTTACGTTGAAATACAAGAAGAAGGCATTCGGCGAGAAGAATCCGAAGGAAGACTATGCTACGTCAAACAACGTGGTTGAAATCCGGAACGGGCGGATGATGCGCGGTCAAATTGACAAAGCCGTACTTGGTAGCGGCGGCGTGGGTTTGATTCAGCGCGTGTGTAATGATTTTGGAAACATCGCCGCTGCTGACTTCATCGATGGTCTTCAGAATATCATTACGGAATACATGAAGTCGCACGCATATAGTGTTGGAATCAGCGACTTGATTGCGAATAAAGCGACCAATACCCAAATTGCGGATGTCATCACGAAGAAGAAGACCGAGGTGAAGAATTTGATCGATCAAGTTCATCTGGGAATCTTTGAGAATAAGACTGGTAAGTCGAATGAAGCAGAGTTTGAAGCGAAAGTCTCGAATATCTTGAATACTGCTACGAACGACGCGGGTAAAATCGGTATCAATAGTTTGAATGCGGCGAACCGTTTTGTCGGGTTGGTGCTTTCAGGATCGAAAGGAAGTGACCTCAATATATCGCAGATGATTTCGTGTTTGGGACAACAGGCGATTGAAGGCAAGCGTATTTCATACGGGTTTGATAGCAGGACGTTGCCGCATTTCAACAAGTTTGATGACGGACCGTTGGCACGTGGATTCATCGAGAGCTCGTTTATTTCAGGATTGTCGCCGGAGGAGTTGTTCTTCCACGCGATGGGTGGTCGAATTGGTCTGATTGATACGGCAGTTAAGTCAGTTACATGGGAAACACCTATTATTGTCGTTGAAAATGAAGCACCCAAATACGTGAAGATTGGCGAGTGGATTGACGCACACTTGGATAACCATAAGATAACAAGCGGTAGCGACAATAAGATTCAGTATATGACTGAGCAAAATATGGAATACTTGGAGTTGTCACACCCCATTAAAATTGTTACGATGGATTATGATGGAAATGTATCATGGGAGACGATCACAGCGGTCACACGTCACGATCCTGGTGAGAAGTTATTCAAAATCAAGACAAAGGCAGGTCGTTATGTTACAGTTACAGCAAACAAGTCGCTTCTTGTTTGGAATGAAGAGCTTCAACAGTTTCGCGAGAAATACACAGAGGAAATCAAAGTAGGTGACTTTGTTCCAGTTGCGAAGAATGTGTGTGATTACAGCGTGGATGGTGAATCTTCGATTATGGCGATACCAATCGAAAAATACCTGCCAAAGAACAAATATGTATATGGTTCTGAAATGCGTAAGGCAGTTACTTTAATGAAAGAAGCAATGGGTGATGATAGAGCGAAGATTCCGACCAACTGGTGGAATGAAAATAATAACAAAACATTCGTTCTTCCCTATCCTAGCAAGGCTCGTCTTCAACGAGCAGTTGTTCGTTCAAATATTGAAAATATCTCACACGACGGGGTATATTCATATAACGGAAGCAGACAGCACGCAATTATTCCGGAAACCTTTGAAATGAACTTTGAGAATGGTATGTTTGTTGGATTATTTATCGCAGAAGGAAATATTAACAAATCAACAATTACTATCACAAATAATGATGAAACGATAAGGGATTTTGTAAAAGGTTGGTTCTCTAAATTTAATATCAAATATATTGAAAAATCTAGGATAAATAAAGCCAATGGCACAACCACAACAGTAGTAGGAGCTTCTTCCATCATGGCAGAGTTTATCACAAAGCTTGTGGGACATGGAGCCGAACACAAGCACATTCCAAACGAAGCATATGTTTCAAACCTTGAATTTGTTAAGGGTATATTGAGCGGTTATATTTCAGGAGATGGTTACGTTTCGCCTAATTCAATCAATTCTTCATCTTGTAGCGAACGACTGACTGAAGATATCGCGTTTCTGTGTTCTAGATTGGGTGTTTTCGCAAAGATATCAAAGTCTCAACTCACTAAAAACAATTTTGGAACAAAGAATATCAAACCGGCGTATCGTTTATCCATCCGCGCTTCTAATGGACAAAGATTTTCCGAGCAAATCACTCTTCTCCACGCAGAGAAAAATCGTAAAATGAAATCAATCGTTTGGACAGATAAACTCGACAAGGTTCGCACCCTCAACGACGTAATCCTAGACGAAATCGTAGAAATGACGATAGTTGATCCGGCTCTTCATCCGAAGATGTATGACTTGACCATCCCCAAGACACTCAACTTCGGTCTAGCGAATGGTCTTCAAGTTCGCGATACCAGCACCACTGGATATATTCAGCGCCGTCTCATCAAAGGCATGGAAGATCTCAAAGTCGAATACGATATGACCGTCCGTAACGGTAAGCAGCGTATTATTCAGTTCGCATATGGTGATGATGGTATCGACACCATTAAAGTGGAAAACCAGTCCCTCCCACTTGTTGCGATGAGTCTCGATGAAATCTACGCCCATTTCCATATCCCACTTGATAATTCTAGCGATACGCAAGAAAGTGCGGCGACCGCATTCACGAAGACAGCTTATGCGAAGATGAAGAAGGAGAAGGCGGCGACCATGAAGAAAATCCGTGAAACGATCGACAATATGATTGAGATGCGTGACCTCATTATCGAACGCGTGTTTCATCGTATGGATAATAAGAATGTTCAGATGCCGGTGTCATTTACACATATTATCAATAATGTCCAAGCACAGCAACAAATCAACCAGAATTCGATGGTGGATCTCACGCCGTTGGAAGCGATGGATATGATTTCATCAGGATATCGCCAGATCGAAAACATATATTATGCTCCACCAACACTTCTCTTCAAGGTCATGTATTATTACTATCTGTCGCCGAAGGAACTGTTATTGGTAAAGCGTTTCAACCGGAGTGCTCTATCGATTCTCATCAGTATGATTAATCTTCAATATAAACGATCGATTGTTGCTCCAGGTGAGATGGTGGGTATGGTGAGCGCCCAGAGTATTGGTGAGCCTACAACACAGCTTACGCTGAACACATTTCATTCGGCTGGTGTTGCGTCGAAATCGAATGCGACGCGTGGTGTGCCGCGTATCGAGGAAATCTTGTCACTCTCTGAGAATCCGAAGAATCCGTCGATTACTGTGTATTTCAAGGAAGATGATGGGTCGACACCGGAACGTGTTCAAGAGTTTATTCCGTTGATCGAACATACCAAATTGGCTGAAGTCGTAGATAGTATCGAGGTATGCTTTGATCCGGATGATTTGAATACTCTCGTTGAACAAGACCGTGCGGTGATGACACAATATCAAGAGTTTGAAAAGTTGATTGAAGAGTGTGTGCGTGACTCTGAGATTGCGGGCACATCGGGTGTTCCTGACGTTCCATCGGGGGGTGGCGGTGCTGGTGGGGCGGCGACGGCGACGGCGATGGCGGCAGGAGGGGGAGCATCGACGAAATCCAAATGGATCATCCGAATCAAGATTGACCCAGAGGCGATGTTGGACAAGAAACTCACGATGGATGATATTCATTTTGCGATTAAGAATAGTTATGGTTATGAAGTGAGCTGCGCATTTTCGGACTATAATGATGACAACTTGGTATTTCGACTTCGAATGGAGAATATCGCGCAGACCAAAAAGTCGGGTGGTGGTGGTGGTGCTGGTGCGGGACACAAACAAAATCCGCTGGATCAGTCGGATCATATTTATATGATTAAGTCATTCCAAGACCAACTCTTGAATAATATTGTGCTTCGTGGTGTAAAAGGAATCAAGAAAGTGATGCTTCGTGTCATCAAGAATACACTTGTAAAATCGGACGGGGTTTATACAAAGAAAGATAGTTGGGTATTGGATACAACAGGAACAAATCTAATTCATATGCTCGGACTGGATTATATCGACGCAACTCGAACCGTAAGTAATGATATTCAAGAGGTGTATCACGTATTTGGAATTGAAGCTGCTCGCCAAGCGATTTATAATGAACTAGTTGAAGTATTTGACGACTCGCCGATTAATTATCATCATGTAGCTCTATTATGTGATCGTATGACCGTATCATCTTCGATGATCTCGATCTTTCGTCACGGAATTAATAGCGACGATATTGGACCGATCGCAAAAGCGTCATTTGAAGAAACGCCTGAGATGTTCTTGAAGGCTGCGCGTCATGCTGAATTGGACCCGATGCGTGGCATTTCAGCGAATGTCATGTGTGGTCAAGAAGGGTATTATGGAACGAGTGCGTTTCAGGTGCTCGTGAATATCGACGAGATGATGAAACAAGAAGCTGTAGAGTATCGTCATACAGATACGAATGAAGAGATTGACGAAGCGTTCAAGGCGAATTCATCGGTTGGATTAGATACAGATAAGTGTGGTATTCCGAAGTTGGCGATTCAGTCGTGTGTGGATAATGTGAAGAAGGTGCGGCTTGGTAAAGTGGATGATGATTACGATATTGGATTTTAAGGTAAGAGTGCGCCATACAATAATAATAATACTATTATTTTTTACGATGATATCGTGGGCGTCGACGAGTCCGCATTCGCGCCGGTGTCATTCTCCTCCTCCCACCACCAGAAGAAAGTTCATCATCATCAGGAATTGGAAGAGAGTCATTTTTTATAGATATTGGGTTGTTGTTATTTGATGCTTGATTCATTTCATTCATGAGACTATTCGCAAGTCCATCATCCGGATCTTTCAAATCAGGAATACATCTAAATAGCGGATTGATCGGATCGTTGAAAGGGTCAAAATCGTTATCGATTTTATATCCGGGAGGACATATCGGATCGCTACCTCCTTGTGGATCTTCGATGGGGTATGGATTGCCTTTTTCATCCAAATCTCCATTCGCATTTTTTTCGGATTTATTTTTATTTTCCGGTTTATTTTTATTTTCCGGTTTATTTTTTTTACGTATAGTTCTCTTTACTTTCGGTTTAAGTTTCGGTTTATTTTTAACCAAATGTTTATTCGGTTTACTCGTTTTTATATTACGAGATGATCTCTTTATCATAATATTATAACACTGTTATAATCTAACAATCTTATAATATACCAATACTAAATATTCGAAAGATGGATTGAACCATTATAATAATGTATCAAATCAGAAATCACATTACACCTTTGGTTCGGTTTATAAATGTGTCGTCACAACAATACAAATAACGATTCTATATTACTTAATTCGCAACAGGGGGGGCCTGACCTCATCCGCCGGTTTGAAGGTGACGGCGGGCTCGGCGAGTGCGACGGGCAGCAGCTGATTTGGGGCGTCGGTGGCGGTGGCGGGGGACGGCAGATTTGCGGCGGCGGGCACCGGATTGACTTTGACGGGACTTCGGCATTATATATAATATTAGTATTTAAATTTTAATGCGTAAAACAAAGAAAAATGCTCCTTACGGGACTCGAACCCGTGACCCCGGACTCATAAGATCCGTGCTCTATAACCAAACTGAGCTAAAGGAGCGTAACACCATGCGGAATACGATAGCAGTCATGCTGTCATACACATATAACTACCATAATGAGTTTTTAAGTTCTTTCATTCATCCAACAACATCAACGCCATCGCAGCGTAATTGTGTAAATCAATCAGTGTATCTCGGATACCTTCGTCGGCGACTAAATTCACCCCGTTTTTTGTAATCGACATCGATCGTTGGAGTTTATCCTCGATTCGCATGAGCACTCCAATCACGCCGTATTTCGCGAACGCATCGCCATAATCCGCATTTTTACGCGTAAATAGTTCCAAGGCTTCCGCCTGAACCGCCTTCATTTGTTCCACGCGTCGTCCACTTTCTTCCATCGCTTTGTGTTAAATAATATAAACAACAGGTGTTTATATGATTTTTGGTAAGATACCGACAACCCGTTTCGATCGAGTGACCTCGGAGTTATGAGCCCCGCGCGCTGCCTCTGCGCCATGTCGGTAAAACAATACGACCAACGTCGTTGCGCTGCGTTTATAGCGTCCAGCTTGACAATACCGGCGATACGTTTCGATCGTATGACCTCGTGGTTATGAGCCACGCGCGCTTGCCTCTGCGCCACGCCGGTAACGTGTATGTGTGTTCTTGAATAAAATGATGATGCTGCGTTTATAGCGTCCAGCTTGACAATTACCACCTGTAGGTATCGATCCCACACCGTTCTTTTAATGAGAAAGAAAATAACCATCCGACTTTCGGACCAACGATGATGAGTCGCCAGTAAAGTAGATGTCAGACGATAAAACGTCCGCCGTGGAAGTGGTTTAAAATGTTTGTGCTTTATGAAAGCGTGTTCATTTCTGTAGACCCTCGGCTGAAGCGGGGGGTTGAGCAATAGCTCAATAAAATGAAGAAATGAGATATTACCTCCTAGGGGTTTTGATCCGCCTGACCTATGGATTATGAGTCCATCGCTCTGCCGCTGAGCTAAGGAGGTTTATAGTGTTTGCTCTAGTGCCTGAAGCACCGATGCGATGTGGTGAAAATACCGGAGATAGGTTTCGATCCTATATCCTCGAAGTTATTAGCCCCGCGCGCTACCCCGGCTGCGCCACTCCGGTAAAACAAATGAATGGGATTAAAATGATGCTGCTGCGTTTATAGCGTCCAGCTTGACAATACCGGAGATACGTTTCGATCGTATGTCCTCGGAGTTATGAGCCCCGCGCGCTGCCCCTGCGCCACCCCGGTAACATGTATGTGTGTTCTTGAATGAAATGACGATGCTGCGTTTATAGCGTCCAGCTTGACAATTACCACCTGTAGGTATCGATCCCACACCGTTCTTTTAATGAGAAAGAAAATAACCATCCGACTTTCGGACCAACGATGATGAGTCGCCAGTAAAGTAGATGTCAGACGATAAAACGTCCGCCGTGGAAGTGGTTTGAAATGTTTGTGTCTAATGTGTAGACGTGTCACTTCTTCAAAGAAACTGAAATGATATGAACCCGATTAAATCGAGTTATTACCTCCTGATGGTTTTGATCCGATCGTCCTCGAAGTTATGAGCCTCGCGCTCTGCCGCTGAGCTAAGGAGGTTTAGGGTGGTTGCTCTAGTGCCTGAAGCACCGATGCGATGTGATGATACATACCGGGAATACGTTTTGATCGTATGACCTCGGGGTTATGAGCCCCGCGCGCTGCCTCTGCGCCATCCCGGTAACATGTGTGTGTGTTCTTATAATGTAATGACGATGCTGCGTTTATAGCGTCCAGCTTGACAATACCGGCGGTAGGTTTCGATCCTACGACCTTCCGCTTATAAGGCGATAATCATTCGTAGAACGGACCATTTCCTTGCGGAAGTAGTAAAAAAGGTAACAAACGATGTTTTAGACGCTCTGCCGCTGAGCTACACCGGTATATCATATCACGATGGATACAACGTTTGTGAAATTCTACAACCCACAAATCAAAATTTTCTAAATGATAATCATCACAAAGCGGACCTTGGTTATCTATCATAGACGATAGATAAAAAATGTCATTAATTTTGTGACGACAATTGATTTGTGAAGAAGTTTAGAAACTGAAAAACGTTACATGACAATCGCTAACTCCATCTACTCGAAGGAGGAGAAGTGGATCGCACATTCTCATAGTATACAAAGAAAATATCTTTAAGTTCTTTTCGGAGAAAAACTCGCCGACCGCCGAAGATTTTCCTAAATATTATTCGATGATATCTTCGATTTGTTTCGCCGTTTTACATATCCGAAATCGATGATACCACCTTTTTGAAACAATCGGTAATACCTCCAATTGAACCAACTTAAAACTTGTATCCAATAATCCTAAAGCCATTTGTTCTTCTTGTCCTTTAAGTGTGAGAGAAAAAACGGATTTTAACACGAAATGAAGAAGAAGCATGACATGTTCACGTGAGACGTAAAACCGATATACCTTACCTTGATTGATGTCATTAAATGACTTGATAATATAATACACCAACTGATTGAACTGAGGTGCGTCATTAATATCAATAACACCATCTGACAATATTTTATTGAAACCACTTACGAGTATGAAATTGAGTTGGTCACGTATTCCGTCTTCGCAAATATATTTCTTGATCGTTTCAAGGTCAAATTGTGAAAACCGGTCCTTAAATTCGTCAAATAAACGCTCGATTTGATTGATTGCTAGAGTTGGATCTTTTAACATCGCGTGTAATCTTGCCTTCTGTAAAAATGGTATCGTGAATATTAAATTGAAAGTAATATCTTTGGCAAACTGAAATATTGATAACTTTGTCTTTTTGATTTCGACATCATCATCATCATAGTCGATTGCGCTTTCTTTATCCTCTTCTTCTACAATTACTTTTTTATTTAATGTTTGTTTACATACGATTTGTTTTGAAATGGGTTTTTTCGTCGCGTCACCATTACCCGTGTCGGATGTTGGATTTTTTATTGTGTTTGTTACAACAGCAGCAGTAGTAGTAGGCACCGTCATCCTACTTCCGATTGGGTGCGGCACTTGTAATGATACATCAGACTGTTTTGTGGATACGGATGGTGGTTTTTGTTTTTGACTTACGCCTTGATTCATGATGTCTGTCATCGCGGAATGATTGATTGATTTTATAAAATTAATATTGTTACCATGATTCGATTGTAATTTCACAGGCGAAACTATATCCGGTATTTCAAATATATCACTTGCGGTGTATTGCGCAGGTTCCTGTATTTGCTGCTGCTGCTGCTGCTGCTTTATAACGTTTGATGGAGAGTTATTACCGACAAAGTCTGCTGTAACATATATTTGTTGTTGCGAATTCATTATTTCCTATATATCTTCTCTATTTATTTTTCTTTATTCATCATGGTAAACACACGCTTTTTTTGTTTTATATTCAATAATTTAAATGTCCGGATATATTCTTCGAGTGAAACGCGTGTATCCTCATCTGTTCGTATATTTTGCTGTAATTCCTGTGACACATAATTCAACGGAATCTTCAAAAGAGATATATTTTCTTGAGGTTTAATTTCAATCAAACCAAACCGTGATGGAACGTCTTGAACAACCTGAAATGGTTGAATAAAAAAATAACTTTCGGTCATCTCGTCTCCATATAATACCATATAATTTTTACCGTTCTCACTTAATAACGTTTGTGAGACAAAAACCATCGGTATTTTAAAGTATACCGCTAGAAGCCATACGTCTATATTTGTAAGAAAGTAATTTTCACTTTGAATAATTTGGGATAGTGTCGCACGCCCCTCGTTTATAATGTCCGCGTATTGTTTCATACCATACCCGTTTAATATCATAGTAAGTTTCTTTTCTAAACCAAGGGCTGCTAATTTCGCATATTCAGTGACAAGTATATCCTTTAATCGTGTGATCGTGATGTTGGCAAATTGGTCGACGTGTTGAAAACGACAATTATCACACATGAAGTAATTACAACGCCGACAGGCAAAATCGTCTTGATCCATTCGGATATTCGATTGACATTTCACACATATCTCGGGATCCGCAGCACCCGCCACCGCTGCCACTGCCGCTACATCGCCACTCTTACGAATACATGAATGACCGCTTGGGCATTTAGACGCAATTTGCGCAACACTACGCAATATTGTTAGTATAATGTCGAATGAACATTCCTTACTTTCATTTGAAAAAAGTATTTCAAACGTATTTATCTTCGGAAAAAATGTGTTTCGTAATTTAAACGTTATTTTTCTTTTAGATACTTCTTGACAAAAGTCGAGGACGTGATTGATTTCATTTATATGTAATACAGAATCCGGTGGTAGGTTTTCGTCAATACCGCCTGCCGCAACATTTCCTCGTATTGTTAGACCTTCACCGACTTCACTTGTAATCGGTTTAACTTTATTAGGTGCGCGTTTAACGCCTGTTTCTAATTCAAAATATTGATCAACATACTCTTTTCGATACACCGGATCATAATTCTGTATACCTCGACTACCCGCATCGCTAGGAGCGACTGTATAAAAATTCGTCTGATGAATATATGGGTTCGCATCTGCTGGCTCCATATTCTCAAAATATTCTTGTGTAATAAAGGTCTCCAATAATATAATTTCATTCTCTCGGAGATCGTATTTTATATCTTGAAATGTTGGATACTTCATCGGTTCAAACATGAATAATCGAACTCTCTCATACCGAATCATTTCATCCGCTAATTTACCGTAATATGCGACTTGATTATCGATATTTGGAAACATCAGATTACGCTGAGGTAGAAGAAGTTTACACATACCACCAAATTCTTTCAAACAATAACTCTTTTTACCGCACGTCTCATCATCGCCTGTAATACATCCTGATACCTCTCCTACATGTTTTAATGTGTCTTTTGTGTATCGAATAAATGACACATGTTTTGATAATAGCTTCTTCATAAAAGCGATAATCTGTGATAGTTTATTCGTATATATCATGAATGATGACCCGATTATTTTCTCGATATTATCCTTGATTGCTTTATTTTCAGGACGATTCAATACATTACGAGAGGTGTTTCTGAATACATTATAGAAATTCGTTTCTAATCGAATATTGCGGACATATCTCTCGCGCGTCTTGTCCGCTTTCTTATCCGTCGGAGTAGTTTCAACAACCTTATCCGCAATAAGATGATTTCCTTCTGTAATTGTGGGTAATTCGTCATTTTGATTGAGTTGTGGGTCATTTTCAACATTGACTTGAAGAAATTGATTTGTTTCTGTAATAACGCCGACAACTAATCCGTCTTCTACCACTTTGACTCGTGGTAAACAATATAGTTCCTTCTTTGTTGTTTTCTTTACATGCTGTTGAACTTCTTTTAAAAATGTAACGACTTGACGATAACTCAATTGCCATAATTGTTCGTCATCCATGAGAATGATTGGCGGATTAGGCGCAGATGACCCTGATGCTACCTCGCCATCATGTCCGAGAGGTGCCGAAACCGCCGTAGGAATCACGCCTTTCAATTGTATGCGCTCGTAATGTTTCTTAGTAACCTGTGATGGATCTATCTTTATTAATTTTGATATTTTTTGTGAAATTTGTAATCCGATCACTTTTCCATTATAATTCATCACTTGTGCGTGAATCGTAAAGCCTGCGTCTTTTACTATCTTTGCTATGGTCGACGCGGGTAAATTCATTCGGTATTTGTATTCACGTGGTTGACTCGCATGTAAGCGACAATAAGAAAAATAAATATCGCGAACACTCTCTATAATATGTTTTATTTTTGGCATAAGCGTTTTACTTTTTAAAGAAAACCGACCAAGTGTTGTGAATTTTCCGTTGGATTTGCTTTCACATAAATAAATAGGTTCGTAATACGTATCGCGTTTCATTATGATGATGGTCTTACGGTTTGTATCAAACACCTCGCCCGAATATGCGTTCGTTGGACAGATCACCTGAACATTATTGGTAATATCATCATCCGGTATGTGAATGAGTATAATATTATTTCCATGTTTAAATAATCTCTCGTTAGGACGACTTATAATATCCCAAAGGTATGTATGATCGATAACAGTAGTATCGTCGTCAAGGTATGCGATGAAGTTTTCATATGCGTTACATATCCTTGCGAAGGTTTCCTTGGGGAGTGTTTGAGAGATTCCGTATTTTCGCACGATATCTTCTTCCAGAAGTTCCTTATTTGGATTATAAAACGAATCTACTAAGGTTCCGTTATGGAGAGTTCTAAACATATTTACGTCGAGAGATTGGATGATAAGGCGGCGCATCTCTCGAATCGATGGAATATATTCACTATCGCTGCTGATTTCATTTTTCGAGATGGTTGATTCTCGTTGATAGGTTGCTGCCGCCGCAACGGACGCGGTCGATCCTCTTGGTGTCATCGCAACCGGCGTATCTTCGTCTGACTCATAATCGTTCGTTCGTTTGACTAGTGGTGACGATTCTGATACAACCGCGGATTGAGAGATTTGTGCGTCGACAACACCACCCCCAGCAGATGCTACTCGGTTTGAAATTATCTTAGCGTTTTTCTGTATTGTATCTGTTACCTTTTTAAGAATATCATCTTTTGTAGAATCCGGTAATAATAAAACTGGTTCCAACGCGTTAGATTGTTGCTTTACAGGATCTGAAGGCGGTGCCTTTGCCGTTGCCGTTTCGGTTGTCGAAAGTAATGTAATCGACTGTTTTTCCGTATTCATGCTTTCTTTATAATAATATGCTACAACGGACACAAACGATTGTCTGTCATTCGTTTCAACACCACGCCTCAATAGACATGGTGTATCTTTTTTTATTGACGCGTTTTTTAGACTTATTTGACAATTTTGGTTATCCGTAAATAAAAATTTCTGAAGTTGTGGTGGTAAATATCCTAATCGATTATTTTCTAGTGGAAACTTATCTGAACTTAAAATACGATCATCTTTCATTTCATGTAATTTTACAGGATCTGGAGTAAATGATACCGCTTGAACCGGTGCTTGTGGGCGAGGCGTTTCATCTAGTGACGCCGACACCGCCGCATCAGAAGCAGCCTCGGCGTCTTTCTCTATATTTTCTTGTTGTTTCGGCGTCGATGTTAATTTTACAGCTTCAAATTGCTTTGATTGGCATTCTTGTCTTCTTGCGGTTTGTGCCGGCTTATCCCATTGCGCAAAACAACACGGAACACACAATCCTTTGGGATGCGCGTCTTTTTTTAAAAATCCGGGATAATGTTGTTTGTAATTTCCCTTTTCATCAACATGGTACTTGTCGTCGGTGAATTCAAAAATGGTCGCACCCGGTGGTATTTTTTTCGCCTTTTGAGGAATAACTGTTCCGTATTTTCCAGACTTCACTTCTTCTTCGGTTAAACTGGTATTATGTTTCAGACTCCAATAACGTGGACATATATAATGATACGGTTTGCTTGCGTCGGAACCATATGTAATGCTATGTGAATATGAACCCGGATGTTCGCGATCAATACGATCTTTTTCTTCACTCGTTAGTATCACCGGTTGACGTCGCACATTCCATGGACAACTTCGAGAATAAGCGTTAAATTTACCGACATCTTCATTCAAATGAATCACCGGGTCACGTTCTTGTATTCTTTTCGAAAATGGATTCGGATTCGCTAATTCCATTCCAGTTATGTCCGAGAGGTCTTCTTCTTCGGGTTCGGCTTCGGG